GGTGGCTTTTTTTATTTATCTTTGTTAAAAAAATAATTATGATAATCAAGGGTTTACTTAATATTATTGAAACTGTAATACCATTAGCGGGAGAAGTTGTAGAGCAAGTTAAGTCTACAGAAGGTGGCGAAGGTAAATTTAAACTAACACCTAGATTTATCAAGCAAGTAATAAGATTGCTCGTAGCGGGTTGTGTCATGTATATGTTCATAAGCGGTAAGATAGGTTTAGAGGAAGCGCAAGATATTATTAAATAATATAATGAACGAATGGCTTACTCAGCATTGGGCAGAATTGATGGCATTATTAGGGGTTGGAGCAACAGGAGCCGGAGGAAGCGTCCTTGGACACAAACTAATTGACAAACAACAAAACGCTACTTTGAAGCAACACGACAATAGACTAGATAATCTAGAAAAGAAAGTTACTAAGATAGAGAGTGAGGTAAAAATTAATAGTACTTCTGATCAACAATTTAGAAATGAAATAGGACATAGGCTAGGTAGTATAGAGAATTTAAATAATAAAATTTTAGAACATTTATTAAAATCAAAGTAGTATGGCAAAAATGAAAGTAAAAGTTGATTTCTTGCATGAAGGCAAGAGATTTAAAATAGGAGATATTTTAGATGTTTCTTCTAAATCTGATCAACAACACTTAATCAAAACAGGACAAGCTATTTATGAAACATATGATTTCGTTAAGAAGGAAGAAAAGCAAGTTGTTCAGACTAAGGAATTAAAGGTTGAGGTAGAAACCAAAGAAGAAGAAGTAGATGATATTGATTCTTTAAGAGAGCAATACCTAGAAAAGTTTGGTAAGGATGCTGACAAAAGATGGAAAGAATCTCGTTTAATTGAAGAATTAGAGAATGATTAATTATACTATTTCTGATGCGAGTGGACAAAGCGATAGTTTTGATTATTTAACATTAACTGAAATAAAGAACTATCTGAAGGTAGATAACTCTACTGATGATGTTCTTATTGGTGATATGTTTCAAGCTGCTGCTTCTTATATAGAAAGGCAATTTAAGCAAACACTAAGAGACAGAGATATTGTAATTCAATATGATTCTACAGAAAAATATATTGATTTATTATTTTCTCCTGTAACTACTATTACTAACGTAACTTATAATACTTTTAATTCAGATGGTAGCGGTACGTTTACTGAATCTACTGATTATTGGACTTATGGATTAACTAATAGTAGAGCAAGAAGTTTGGTTTTAGATTTCAAAAAATCATATGAAACAGTAAATATTTACTATAATTCGGATGGATCCTCCGTCCCAAGTGAAATAAAACTAGCTACACTCGCTTACATTAAGGTTATGTACGATAATAATAGAAGTTTCTTTGATAAGGATGTACCTACGGCGCCACCCACAGAGACAATTCAATTAATGTCTCCGTACAAACCTATTGTAATATGAGGGAGAGAATAACTATTAAATCTAGGACTTATACTACAAGCACAACAGGACAACGTTCTTTTGATGCTGAAAGTGATGTACTAAGTACTTGGGCAGACATCTATCAAAAGAGAGAAGATAGACAAGATTTAACAGGAAATCAAAATGTATTAGAAGGAGTTTGGGTTTTTAGAATAAGAAACGCTCAATTGGATCCATTGTTAACTAAGTCTAATTTCATTAATTGGAGGGACAAGGATTATAGCGTTGTTTCTATTTCCGCTCAAGAGAGTTATCAAAGAATTATTGAACTAGTTTGTAACGTAATAGAATGAGTATCAGTTTTAGAAGTAATAGTAATAAATTTAATGCTCATGTTTCATCAATGTTTGCAAAGAAGAATAAAAACATTGAAATGGCATTTAACAAGTTTATTGAGGGTTCAAAAAAAGAAGCTGAATTAAATTTAGTTAGGAATAAATCTGTTGATCAAGGAGATTTAAAACAGAGTTTAAGAGTAAAAAAGAAGATTACTCCAAAAAAGGGAGGCGAATGGAAGTTGGTTGTTGATTCTGTTCACGGAGCATTTGTTGAGTTTGGAACAAGAAAAAGAGCAAATCCACCATCTAGTTTGTCTTCATACGCTAGTACATTTAGAGGAATGAAGGGAGAAGGAGGGGATGTAATAAAAAGATTAACAGATTACTTTATATCTAGGGGTTTTAGTGAAGATGGTATTGGAATTGCTATAATGGATGTATTGAAAAACGGAACAAAGCCTCATCCATTCTTTTTCCCCGCTATATGGAAGAAACAGGCACAGTTATTTAAGGATTTGAGAAGAGAAATGAGAAAAAAGAAATAAGCATGGCAGCATTAACAGGAAATAAAATAAAGGATAGTTATTTAGGTTTATTAAAAACCACGGATAGCGGAATTTTTACGTCTAGTCTTATTAGGATTACTGATGGTGGAGGAAATGGTTCACAATTATATCTTTCAAATACTGCAATTAGATTTCATAACGCTTACACATTTCCAAATGCAGATGGTACTTCGGGACAAGTGTTATCTACGGATGGTAGTGGTACTTTGTATTTTACTGAGTCATCAGATAATCAAACTTTAGAAGAAGTTTTAACTTCGGGAAATACGGCTACACTAGCGATACTGAGTACTGCTGATGGGAATACATTTGGTAGCACAACATTTGATGCTGCGGTAACGGGTACAACTGCAAATTTTACTACTAGTGTTACATCACCCGATTTTATTGGTGATTTAAATGGTTCAGTAAGATTTGTAGCTAAAATGATTGGAAGTTCTATTTTAAAGGGACAAGTAGTTTATATATCGGGATTGAGTGGAAACACACCCAAAGTTAAATTAGCTAAAGCAGATTCTACAACAACAATGACGGCAGTAGGTATAGCTGCTGATGATGCAAATGAAAATGCTAGTTTTGAAGTAGATACACTTGGAAGTGCTAGAGGAATTGATTTATCTGATTGTATAGAAACGGGTATTACATTAACAGAAGGAGATGTATTATATGTTTCAGCCACAGAAGCGGGACACTTAACTAATGTAGCACCAACGGGGGTAGCTAATTTAATACAGAACATTGGAATGGCTATTAGAGTTAATCCAACAACAAATGCTACAATAAAGGTAATGGGAGCGGGTAGAGCAAATGCATTACCAAACTTACCAACGGGAGTTATTGTTGGAAACGGAACAAGTGCGGTTAGTGCATCAAGTAATTTATTAATTGCATCTGATGGTACTATTACTTTATCTCAACCGAATAATGTACCTAGTGATATAAAAAATTATAACATTGGAGGAGGAAATATAGCATTAAATACGGATGGTTTTAATACGGGTTTTGGAGAGGGTAATTTAAGTCAAGTAGGATTTGTAGGCAGTAATAATAGTGCTTTTGGTTATCAATCATCCTTTTCTATGACAACGGGAGATAATAACACATCTGTTGGTTTTTCCTCATTACTCAATGAAACCGTAGGTGCTGATAACACGGCTATAGGAAATTATTCATTGTTTTATTCTAATAATGGTAATTTTAATACCGCAATAGGTAGTTATTCGCTTTATGCTAATACTTTAGGAGGACAAAATGTAGCTTTAGGTTACCAAGCATTAAACTCTAATACAACTAGTAGCCACAATACTGCTTTAGGATTTAGAGCATTAAGAATTAGTACGGGCGATCATAATCTTGGAGTTGGATATAATTCGGGTAATTTAATTACCTCGGGTACAAACAATGTTGTTTTGGGTTCTTTTAGTGGATATAGAGCAGCTAGTCCAACTGTTTTAGAATATGATATAAGAACAACATCTAATAATATTGTAATATCTGATGGTGCGGGTACGGTTTATCAATCTTTTGATAATAGTGGTGCGGTGCGTTTACATACATACGGATCAAACGATCACACGGGTACATTAGCAAAGACATTAGGAGTAGATGCTAATGGAAATGTTATTGAATTTGATGCTGCGGGAGGTGATGTAACAAAAACGGGAACAATTACTGCAAATCAAATAGCAGTTTGGAACGATTCAACAGATGAATTAAGAAGTGATGAAACTGTAACGATAGGCACAGATCATTCAATTACTTTATATCAACCCAATTCTGTTCCAACAGATTTAGATAATTATAACATTGGAGGAGGAAATATTTCAACTACAACGGGAGTAAGCAATACGGGTTTTGGAAAAGATAATTTATCAAGTATAACTTCGGGAGGTACTAATGTTGCAATTGGTTATTCTAGTTTAAATTCATTAACTACGGGTGGTAATAATACTTCTATTGGTGCTTATAGTTTAGATTTATTAACTACGGGAAGTGCTAATACTGCGATTGGCGGTTTTGCAATGCGAAGCACAATAACGGGTTTTAATAATACTGCTATTGGTTTTGCCGTAATGAATAACGGTTCTTTTGAGGGACAAGGAAATGTTGCAATAGGAAATAGTGCTGGTAATAGTTTAACTACGGGTGGTTATAATGTTTTTTTAGGTTATAATTCGGGTTCTGGAATAACAACGGGGTTTTATAACGTAATAATTGGTTCTAATACGGGTAGTACAATAGCAACATCATCTAACAACATTATCATTTCAGATGGTAGTGAGAATATTAGGCAAAGTTTTGATAGTAATGGTGCTGCTACTTTTAATGGTGCTGCTACTTTTAGTGGTACAGTTACTTCAAAGGATTTAAATGTTGTTGATGCTTACGCTAATGATCCTTTAATAAAATTAGCTACAAATACAAGTAGTAATGTAGAAGTAGAAATGAGAACCGCAACCACGTCTTACAATGCGGGTATTGGTGTGGTAACAAGCGG